GGGACATCCGGTATCACCCGGCATGGGTGGCCGCGAAAGGGCTTTGACGAGTGCGTAGAGGCTTTTATCCGGGCTTTCCCAACTGGCAAAGAGAAAGTCGAGCTTCACTGCAAAGCATACCCAAAAGATCCTCTGCCAGGGTTTACTGATGGCCGAATCATCGTTGACCAGGGTGAATGGCCCAAAGACAAGCTGCGGGACTGGTATGCGTCACTCGATGTGTATCTGTGTATGTCAAAGGGTGAGGGATGGGGATTAATGCCTCATGAAGCAGCTGCTGTCGGTAGGCCCAGCATACTACCTCCGTTCTTTGGTTTCTCGGAGCACATGACCCCGGAGGTTAGCTACCCGGTCGAATACGACTTGGTACCAGCTACCCACTACTACGAGGGGCAGGGAGTCTGGGCGGACCCGGATGTCGATCACGCTGCCCAGCTGATGCGGCACATTCACAACAACCGGGATGAGCTGATCAGAAAGAGCAGAGCGGCGTCGGCTCATGCTAGGAGGTACACCTATGCCAGGATGGTCGATGGTTACGTGAGAGTGATCGAGAAATACTTCAGTAAGAGCAATGGATATTGAACAGATAGTCGCACTGATACAAGAAACAGCTGATAACGATACCTGGGTGCCTGACGAGGAGTTCTCGGTTTTTAATCAGTATGATCGGAGCTACTACTGTGAAAACAGGGAAGCATTTACTCACAAGTACAGAGTGTTCAAAGCCATTGCCAATGTGCTGCAACCGGATCACATAGTCGAGTTAGGGGCGCACGGTGGTAGCGGTGCGGATGCATACCTCACCGGAGTCAACTACCAGGCACGCTATACCGGATACGACTCTTTCGGCCCGGCTCAAGACGAGGACGGTGGTTTGTGGGTTCCGGATGAAATCTGTCAGAAGATTTTTAAGTCCAGAGATTACAACCGTTACAACCTGATTACCTGCGATTTAAGAAACATCGAAAGAATTGCAGCTGGTGATCTGGTGGTTGTGGATGCGGGGCATGACTACAGGAATGCATATCAAGACCTGATATTAGCTTTAAAATCGCAACCCGAATTCATTCACATTGACGACTATTGCGGAACAGATGGGGTTGGTTTGGCAGTTGATGATTTTGCTAAAAACTGGGCTGAAAACATAGATGGATTTGGGTTCATTCAGCATGTCAGCGGAAGCGCCTTGATTAAAATGAAATATGACGACGTTTAGATCTGACACTTGGGACGAGGCAATTTGGAACCTCGTCAACGGGATGAACGAATATCGGGTGAACCGGTTTGCCGGGAAAATCGTTGTAGACGTTGGAGCCCACATAGGATCTTTCTCCAGGTTAGCAGCTGATAACGGAGCGACTGTCGTCTACTCGTTTGAGCCCAACGCGGATAACTACAGGGTGTTGTGCGAGAATGTGGCTGGCACCCAAGTGCAGACATACAACATGGCTGTCCATGCTGCCTCTGGGCTACTGGTGAAATCTATTGAAAGCCTGGAACCCACTAATACTGGAGGGTGTGGGGTAGTGCTTAGCCCAGACGGGGCGGGAACACCAACCATCTCAATGGATGACATCATAGACCTGGCGGGCTATGTCCACATACTAAAAATGGATTGCGAGGGTGGTGAGTATCCTGGGCTCCTCAAATGCACAAAGTTGAACCGGGTGGATGCCATTGTGGGAGAATATCATGGTCACGCAACCGAGACCATTGAGGGGCTCAAAGAGCATTTGAATAACAACGGATTCAGTGTGGGGCTGGAACCAACAGCTGATGACCTGGGACACTTCTTTGCTGTTAGACTGTGAGAGCAGATCTTCCGATCCACTACTACAACCCTGAGTTGCCCCCGGAGTGGTTGCAGCAACACTGCCCAGTGGATCCCTGGTATTCCAGGCTCCTAGAGATCGACTACAGCATTATTAGGAAGCCCGACTCGGACATACTGATTCCGGTCAGTCTGTTTGATAGCAACTTGCACGATCACACCGGCCTGACTCGCAACGATCCAGACCACTGGCACCAGAAGTACTACTCATCGCTATTGGCCAACATTGGCAGGCTTGGTGAGCTCAATGGGGATGTGGCAGTGGAAATGTTTGTCGATCCGCTCCTGGCTCCCATGGTGTTGGATAGTATTACCGACGACAGGGTAAACTTCCATGTCATGAAGCACACCGCAGTCGGTGCCACTGGTATGTTCTGGCGATTCTTGGTTTCGGATATAGTGGGTGCTCGTCGATGCAGGGCAGCTGTCGAGATGGACATTGACATGGATTGGCGAGACTTCTTCCCCATGCTCACTGATTACTTCCCGGTATCCCCGGTGTTTTACCCAAGAGGCGAAAAAGCTCTTAGGGTTTACCCAGGTGCTGAGCCTCAGAAGTATACGCCTGTATGTGCTGGGCTATTTAGCTACAGAATGAGGGACGTGTCTTTCAATGTTGCTGAGATGGTTTGCAGGTATTGGAATTACTGCAACAACCTGTTGTCGGTGATTGAACCTAAAAACGAATTTAACATGCCGTTTACGGGGCATCCATGCGGGTTTGGTAACACCTGGAATTTTTACGGAAACGATGAGCGTTTCTTATGCAAGATTCTTTATTACGTTTTGCGTCGTACAGCGTGCCTGCACTTCCTGATGAAGAGGGAAGATATGGACAATCCACTAGAGGCTGAAAAAGCCGACATGGAGTTCACCAGGGCGCATGGCGGGAACGTATACGGGATCTGATGCCGGCTCACGAAAAACCAAAGAAGATAACGCAGAAACAAAAAGATGCGTTTGATCCATCCATAGTCCACCTCGACAGATTTGCTGAGGATATATTCGGGCTTAAACTCTACAAATGGCAGCGAGATGTTCTGGGTGACCTGGACAAGCCTGGATCCAGGGTTGCGTTAAAAGCGGCAAACGGTTCGGGCAAAACCGCAATGTGTGCTGCTCCAGCTGCCCTCTGGCACGCACTGATGTTCCCCGACTCTGTCTGCGTGACTACATCGGGTGTTTACCGTCAGGTTAAAGAACAGATGTGGCCGACGATCAGAAGCTTGTCTCGGAAAGTGGAGGGGTTTGGCATTGAGATTAATCAGACTGACCTACGCATACCTCAGCTCAACTCTAGGGTCATTGGTTTCTCGACTGATGATCCTGGGCGCTTTGAGGGTTTCCACGCCGAGAACCTGATGGTCATCATCGACGAATCGAAGTCGGTTAAAGATAACATCTTTGAGGCGGTGGAAAGATGCCAACCAAACAGGATGCTAGTCATGAGTTCGCCAGGAGGGAACTCTGGCGAATTCTACAAGATTTTCACCAGGCACTCGGACATCTACAAAACCCATACGGTCACTTCGTTCGACTGTCCTCACATTGAGAAAGCTTGGATTGACCAGCAGATCAAACGATGGGGCGAGGATCACCCGCTGGTTAGGTCCATGATTTTCGGAGAGTTCATGGCGACAAGCGATGAGTCTCTTTTGGTATCTTACGACGCATACCAGAAGTGCATGACCTCACCTCCAAAGCACGTTAAAACCGGCCCGGTAGCTGGGGTAGACTTTGCAGCTGGTGCCGACGAGAACGTGCTGGCAGTTCGCGAGGGTAACAAGATCACTAGAATCGTTTCTTGGGTTGATAAAGACACGATGGCCTCGGTCGGTAAATTTATCATGGAATTCCGAAAAAGTAATCTGAAGCCTGAGGACATTTACTGTGACGAGGGTGGCCTGGGGCGCCCCATGGCGGATGCGCTCCGAGAAGCCGGTTGGGATATTAACCGGGTTAACTTTGGGGGACGTGCCAGGGACTACGACTCTTTCGTGAACCGGGCAGCTGAAATGTGGTATGAGACTGCCAGGCTGATTGAGCGACAAGAGCTTATCCTGCCGGACGATGAAGTGCTCATGGCCCAGCTAACTAGCAGACGGTGCCGGGCGAACAAAGCTGGCAAAATGGAGCTCGAGACAAAGGGCGAAATGAAAAGCAGAGGGCTGTCATCCCCGGATAGAGCTGATGCTGTATGCATGGCGGTGGCGATGGGCTCCGAGCACGACTACATGGAGACCTACGTGAGGCCATCAATTGAGGAGATGTTTGATGGAATCGAGATCCCGGACGGGTATGCATCCGCAGCAAACGGCATCCACTGTGGATAGATTCGGAAACTTAGCTATTGAGCAGTTGAGGGGCACCAATACCCTCGACCAATAATGGACTATTCTGAGCTCTTCAGTCTGACCATGGACGACCTGCAAGACCGGTCCCTCTGGGAAACCCGGCAGCAGATGTACTATGATCTCAGGCATCATGGGTTGAGGCGCAAGTCAAAGCCCTGGCCGGGTGCAAGCGATGCCCACTTCCCCCTCTCGGACACAATCATCAGCAACCTCAAACCGTACTACGTGCAACAGCTGTTTGCCCTGGATACGGTAGCCTCATTTGTTTCCCTCCGCGATCAGAACACTGCGCTGACAACAGCTGCGAGTCAGTGGTTTGACTACAAGCTCAAGCAGAAGTCCAACCTCCAGGAGGAGATCATCTCTGCCATTGACGCGATGCTCGTTAGTGGCAGGGGCATTTTAAAGACCACTTACGATCTGGATGCAATGAAGCTCAAATTTGAGTCAGTCGATCCAATGCACTTGATCGTGCCTCATACTTGCAAGACCTTGGACACGGCGGACAGGTTCACGCATGTCCAACACTACACTCCAGAATCATATCGCCGTCAGGTCGGATTTAACCAGGATGCCGGGTTCTTAAAGTCGATCACTGGGGGATACACTGCTGAGGCAGGTGATGATAATCGTCGCCAAATGCAGTTGCAACGTGAGGGCATCACCGAGTCCTACGAACGACAGGTAATTGTCTGGGAGACTTACGTGCAGAACGATGATGGTGAGTGGGAGATTTACACCTACAGTCCCCACAACCTCGAGGAGCCTGTTCGGGCGCCAATGAAAGTGCCCTACGATCACGGGCTCCCTCCGTTTATTTCGTTTCAATACGAAATCAAAGATCCGGGGTGGTACTCTCCACGAGGAGTGGTCGAGCTGGTTGCAGTGTTTGAGACCGCACTCTCAAAACTGCTGAATGAGAAGAACGACGCTATGACGTTGTACAACCGACCTCTGTTCCGGTCTTCTCGTTCGTTACCCAACACTAGCAACCTCCGATTCACTCCCGGTCAGATTTTGCCTGAGGATATTGCGCCAATCCCAATGCCTCAGCCACCCATCAGCTTTGACACGCATATGGTGCTCTACCGGGAGCTGGCGCAGCAACGTGTCAGCACTCCCGATTTCGGCATCAGTCAAAGCCTGGAGAAGCAGGAGCGACGCACGGCGACTGAGATCTCTGCAATCGGCAACCTGTTCTCGCAGTCAGCTGATTTGCGTATGCGTACATTCCGTATGCAGCTCAGCAAGCTTTATGAACAGTGTTGGTCACTGCTGAACCAGTTTGATGAGACTTCTCTGAATTACTTTTACCTGGAGACGTTGCAGGCAGTGCCCCAAGAAGCGATCCATCAGGACTACGAAATCATCCCAAGTGGATCTGCTGATGGGGTGAACAAAACGTTTCACTACCAGAAAGCCCTGGGACGCTTTCAGATGTTTGCTCAGGATCCGTTTGTGGATCAGATGGAGCTGCGTAAGTCGGTCCTCGAGGCAGATGACTCTGGGTTGGTCAAACGACTTTTGGTCGATCCCAACGCAAAAGCAGCTGATGCAGCTGAGGAGCAAGCCATTGAGCTTGGCATCATGCGTATCGGCTTCCCGGCCCAGGTCAAACCTACTGACGACCATCCGACTCACGTCCGCACCATGCTCGACTACCTGGCGCTCAAGAGCAGCCAGAATGCGGACACTGACCCTGTAGAGATCCAGCGAATCCAGGAGCACTTGGCCCAGCATATGGCAATGTTCCAGGAGCAGGACAGCAAAGCCGCAAGACAGCTGGCGATGGAGGTATCAGAACTTTCAAATGCAGTTAATCAAACAAATCAGGCAGGCGTGGCGTCTCAGCAGGATGCTGCCCAAATTCAGCAACCCAACATGGACCAAGCAGGAAGCGGAGCAGTTGCAAGCGTTCCTAGCCAGCCAGTTGGGCCAGAAAATTAAAACGGTAATTTTTTCATGGATCGTCAAACAAAGTTTGGCGTCTATTGACCGTGGGGCAAGTGATGCCCAATACAACGTCGGATATGCAGCGGGTTTTCGAGACGGCATTGGCTGTCTTGACACGTTGGTCTCGCATGGACTACTCGCTGACGACAATGACAATACCTAATGGACGAAGCCATGGATCGCGAGTCCATCTTAAAGATGCTCGCAGGCGAAGAAGCGGGAGAGTCGCCAACTCCCAATCCGGAAGAACAGTCTCCTACAGCAGAAGAACCAACTGCTGCCAATGAAGAGGTTCAAGTTGATGACCAATCTTACGAGGAGGAATCAACTGAAACGGAAGATACCGGGGGTGGAGAAGATCCAGATCCCGAAACTGAAAGCCGATATGAAAAGCTACGGAAAGCAGAAGCCAGGCAAAAGAAAACCTGGCAAAAGCTCGACGAGGAAAAGCGGCAGCTCCGGGAGCTCAAAGAGCAACTGGAAGCGGAACGCGGGTCGATAGAACAAGAGAGGCTACGTGTTGCTGAGGAATTATCCAAAGCTGGCACTGAACACTCTCCAGATATCTACGACCAGGTAGCTCAGAAGTTTGAGGATGAGGGGGAGCCAGAGCTGGCTGAACAAGCCAGGAAGATGGCTGAGGAATCCAGGAACCGAAAGCAGTCGGCATCAAAGACCGTTGAAGTTGAGAAATTCAAGAAAGAGTGGTCTGAGTCCGTTTCTAAGTTGTCCGAGGAAAACCCGGAGCTCAAAGACGCGGACAGTGAGTTGTTCAAGGCAGTCAAGTATCTACTCGATAACAAACCTGCTCTGACGACTTACAGCACTGGGTTCCAGGATGCAGTCGAGGTGGCTAAGTACTACGTCGATTCGCAGAACCTGGAACGAATCACAATCGAAAACAAGAAGCTCAAAACAGAGCTTTCCAATTTAAAAAAGAAAACAAACCTCGGTGGAGGGAACGTCATGAGACGCACGGGGCCGAAAGGGTTCGACGACATGTCGCACTCGGAGCAACGGGATGCTCTCATCAGGATGATTCGCGAAGCCGACAGATAGGAGATTAAATTATGGCTACAGATGCTAGTAGGAATCTGACTTCAACCATTGGTTCAGATACAGGGGATTTGGCGCAGCACGCGCTTCAACGCTACTTCAGCCGCGAGTTGCTGAAGACCATCGAACAGACTGTTGTTCTTGATCAGTTTGCTTCCAAGCAACCACTGCCTGAGAAGAGTGGTTCCAAGACCATGCGCTTCTTCCGTTACGACGAGGGGAGTGCCGCAAATGTTTCAACCATCACTGAGGGAACTAACCCAGCTGCGAGCGCATTGCAGATTGATTCTGTTGACGTTGACTTGACTCAATATGGTCAGGTGATTGCGATCTCGGATCTTGCTTCCGCTACTGAGCTGTTCAACAACCTGGAGCAAGCTACCCTGCGTGTTGGTCGCGACGCAGCTCTGAAGATGGATGGCATCATCCGCGATGAGTTGTTCAGCAATGACGCTGACATCCCATCTGGGAATAACATCTACTCTGGCAGTACAACTTCATGGGGATCTAGCATCTCTGCTGTTGATGCTACCGACTTCCTGGACGCTGCCACTTCTCTGAAGATCCAAGCAGCCACCCCCATCAACGGGTTCTTCGTTGCAGTGGTTGGGCCTCAGGTCGCTCGCGATCTGATGAACGACGGTGACTGGATTGCTGCTCACCACTATGCCGCTCCTGATAACATCGTTCGCGGTGAAATCGGACGCTTGCATGGTGTTCGCTTCGTAGAAACCACCCTGCCATACCGTGCAGCTGTTGGTGCTCAGTTCACCTACGCTCCAGCTGGTGCATACTACGGTTCGGTTGTTGTTGGTGCAGAAGCTTACGCTTGTGCCAGCTTGAACAGTCAGTCTCCGTTCGCCCCATCGGTGATCATCACCAATGGAGCTGACAAGTCTGACCCTCTGAACTTGCAGACCAAAGTTGGTATGAAGTTCTACACCGCTGCCAAGAACATCCAGCCCAAGCACATCGCTAGGGTTTACAGCACCACTAACTACGGACAGTAATCATGCCATTCTCGTTCGATATACCAGCCGAGGCAGTCCAGCTGATGGACGGTGACGAGGCAGTAATGCCGGCCCAGGGAGATGTTGTGAGCATCACCATTGAGGGAACCGTTGAGTCTGTCGGTGAGGGTTCGGTTAGCGTTTACGCTAACAAAGCCAATGGCGTGGATCTCGGCGGAGACATGGAAGAACCCGGTGAGATGCCCGACCGTGAGGGTATGCTCGCAATGCTACAGGGAGCGCAATTATGAGCGAAGTCAAAGTACGCCTGGCCCAGAAGCCAGTGGACGAACCAATAACATTCGTTGTCGATGACGCAGCTGCGTTGACGTTCAAAGGCACCGCATCCGCGAGCGCCGGCTCGGTTATCAAAACCACCGGAACTCTGGGGAGCATTACCTACGGACTCAAAGTGAAGCTGGTTGACAGCTCGGGCGCAGCTATTGGTGCAGGGAGTTATTATATCCCTCTCCAGGCTGAGTCCTAATATTTGTTCGCGTGTTCATACTCAGGGGGGAGGGTGACCTCCCCCTCTTTTAAACACTAGGTGGTCAACACCGTTTATGCCGACATATACGTTTGAAAACGAAGCAGGGCAGACCCTGGAAATGAATGTCCCAATTGGGACGAGCGATGTTGTCCAGGATGGGCAGCATTGGACGAGAACGACAACCCCGGAGGGTTTTATGGTTAACACCGGAGCCCAGATGCCGGATCAAAGAGCATCCATGAAACGGGGCTATTACCAGGCCGAGCACAAGGGCTGGAACAGTAAATTTAGTAAGAATCAAGTTAAGAAAATCTGGAATCTATGAACGACATCCCATCTAGCAGGGTAAAAGTCATCCGAGACTCGGCAGCATATACCGGGAAGTTTACGTGCATCCAGGCACTGAGTGATTGCGTTATCTCGAGCATGACCTCATCAGCCGACGGTGACGTGACCAACCTATCGATCCCAGCTGGCACTGTCTGGCGCCTGGACATCACTGCCATCACGCTGACCTCCGGGGACATGTCCCTGACACTGGCATGATAGCCCTGCTACACCGAGTAATCTTTGGTCGCAAGATCACTAGCAGTGACGCTGGTTTGTTTGCGACCTACCTGGTGACCGATACTGGTCACAATCTGTTCGACGGTTCCAATCTAATAGTCAAGTAACATGGCAAATATCCGAGTCAAAGACCTCCCGAATACATCTGCACCGGCAGCGGATACAGATGAGTTCATCATCGACAGCAGCAGTGCAGGCACCAGGCGTCTTAATTATGGTGAGCTGAAGACTGCCATCTCTGGAGATTTCCAGGCCGGCACCAGCACCTACAAAGTCGCTACGCTTGGCAGTGATAACAAACTGGATCCGGCCCAGATCCCAGACACGCTATCTCAGGGTCTTAACTTTGTTGGGGTAGCCAACAGTGCTGGAGATTTAACGTCCACGACTCAAGGTGACTTTTATGTGATCCAGACTGCGTTCGGCGTTTACTCAGTCGGCGACCAAGCAGTCTATGACGGATCCGCTTACGTTCGGGTAACCGACGGCACTAAGCAGATCACCGAGGGTGGAACTGGAGCAACTACACTCCCAGACGCTAAAGGCAACCTCCAAATTCCAGACGTTGGTAGCTCACCTGATGAGGTAAGTTTAAATGGGATGCTGGGGTCAATGGCGTTTCAATCAGCTGAGGGCATATCAGTTGGTACTGTCGAAATCACCGACAAAATTGACCTATCTGGCGCACCTACCCAGCAGCTTGAGGTCTACGGAGACGCACCCACATTGAGGGTCACCGATACATCTGATGGGGTCGGCGATGGTGACAGTATTGGCAAGCTCGAATTTTACGGAAATGACGGCAGCTCTGGCGGTGTGGGTGTTCGCACGAAAATTGACACTGTTTCAGAAACTGCTGCTGGCAATCAGTATGGCGTTGCAATCAGCACGTCGAGCGCTAACGCCGCTCCAGTGGAGAGGTTACGGGTGGATGGTCTGGGCAACGTGGGGATTGCGTCAACGCCAGTCCACAGTGCGAATCGGACCACGCTCGTAATTGATGGGGTCTGGGGGGGCAGAATCGACAATAAATTTGGTGGAGCAGCTAGTTCGTCTTGGTACACCAGTACCAGCGGCCCCACGATTTTTGGAACGCAAAACGCACAGCCGCTTGATTTGCAAACCAATTCAATTACTCGCTGGACCATCAACACCACGGGCAACCTAGTCGCCAGCTCAGGAGTAGGCATTGATTTCGGGTC